ACTATTCACCATCCTTCGGTTGGAGTCGAAGCTGGTTCTGCTTCCTTTGCCATCTCCAAACCATCTCTGACGATGGTATAAACACCTTGTCCTGCTTCTTTATAAGCACCGGATAGTTTGGCTTCCTGTAGTACAGGACCGCCTTTACGTTCTTGCTTAACTAAACCGCCAGCAACTGGCATTTACGTTATGTCCAAAAAAGGTTAAAGAGGGGACGTTATGTCCCCTCAATTAAATTAAACTTCTGTTATAGAAGTCTCACCATAGGTTTTGCTGACATATGCAGTATCTGGATCAAATCTATAATCAAACCAAATCACTACTTGTCCGGCTGAAGGTGCAGTAGACCCACCAGATGTAATTGTGTATCGAACAACATACACACTTTCATTAGTATCCCCATCAGTTGATGCGGTTACTGTGTGGAATCTGTTCGCAATAGGACTTACATGAACAGCCGCCGAACCTTTTAAATCAACATTAGCCAGGATTGCGTTTGCAGTATTAACATCACCAATCGTCAACCCACAACTAGTCATGCCTGAACTAAATGAGGTCTTTAACAAAACATTTGCCTGATCTACGATACACCCACGAGGCACAACAATGTCATAGGTTTTAGAAGCAATGAGTGATCCCCCTGAGATAAGATCACCAAAATTAACAATGGTATGCCCTGAAGTTTGGGGCATATTAGAAGCTCTAACTTGGATAGAATCCATGATTACCTTTCAAAATATAATTTAAGTTTTATGTAAAGAGTAAAGTGGCCCCATTGGAGCCACTTTTAAGTCAATTAGATTGCAGATGCACAGCACTCGATGCGGTACAAATACAGATCCTGAAGAATGACACAGGAGTAAAAAGTTTCCCATGCCACTGTTCCGCGCTGACCGAGGGGATCTCCTGGTCCAGGCTTAGGTGCGACAACTTTACTTTTGATGGAATCTTTACCACCTAAAGTTGCACAACCGCCAAAATCCTGAGCCATAATAATCACAGGATAAACATCAGCGGAACCTCCGGTATTTACAACATTAGTAGATGAAGCACCGGCTCCCTTAAAGCTCTGAGCCTGAGTGGTTCCAATGAATCGGATACCTCTAGCCGATCCCATTTCACCATCCATTACATCACTTTGATCAGCATAGTTTTCTACTGAAACAAAGCCAGGAATGCGCTCAAGGTCAACCCTTAGATCAGGGTGACAAATAGCAATGTAGGATGCACGAATTGCGGACGTTCCAACACCATCATCGGCATTTAGTTGGTCCATCATTTTCATTGCATCGTTGCGCTCTAAAGTACGAATGGCTGCATCCAAAGTAGAAGTAGTTGCCGCTACTGAGGCAGGCAGTGTTCCGTCCTCTCCACCAATGGTTTTTTCAAGTGTATTTCTTGCACTTCCGTTTGAGAAACCACGCTGAGTTCCTGCACGAAAAGTTTTGTAACTGAGGAAATCCAAAGTTTCGCCACACTGTTGCGCCTGACGTTCAGTTATAATTTGAACGATTGGGTCAGAAGCTGCAGCCATTTGAACATCAGTTGTATTAACAAAAGATCCAAATTGCTCCAAAGTGTGCTTGAGTGTAGTCTGCTGTAAAACATCAAATTCCGGTGTGATACCCTCTGCGACTGGTGTGTCAACAATTGGGAATCTTTCATACCTTCTGTGACGGATTTCTAAACCCTCACCTTGGGCTTTAACTTCCTTCTGAGCAAATCGTCCAAAAGTTAACAATCTTTTGGCAATGGGTAACATTTTTTTCTGTATGGTGTAAGCATCATGAGCAGACAAATCACCATACGCGCTTCCGGTTAGTGTTCCAGTTCCTGCATTAATAGCCATAGTGGCCTCCTTTATACTTTAATGTGGTCCCACAATTCATCTGGGGACATATCTTCGACTCGTTTTTCCTGCCTTGGCGCACTGTTTTTGACCAGTCCACTGGCAGCTTTTCTGCGTTGCTGTTTAACTACATTGCTAGTCTTAGTTTCCTGTGGTTCTTCCACTGGGTCCGGCCTAAATTTAGCCTTTCCAGTAGGAGTACCGAGAAAGTCAGACATCACAGCAACATAATCCTTTGGATCTTTGCTTTCCGTCATCATCCGCTCACGCATTGGAGAGGACATGACAAAATCGTAAAACTCCTCAGATCGATCTATATCCCTGTAATCAGAACCAATGTTCTGAACCATGAATGAATGATCTAAATCACGTTTCTGTTGCTCCTGGTAGGTTTGAATTCGCTTTTCAAGCTCTTCAATCCTTTCGGACTGTTTGTCCAGTGGTAGCTCTTTGGTTTTTGCTGACAGTTCTCGCAGTGCTTGTTTCCGCGCTACGGAAAGTATGTCAGGAAACTCTTTCGCTACCTCCTGTTCCTCTGAAGTTAACTCAAAAGGATCAGGCTCAGGTGCTTTCTTCGGTTCCGGTGGTGATTTGCTAAGTTTGTTTTCTAACTCAAGCCGCTCAAGTCGAAGTTTCTGATACTCTTCACGCATCCTTGCGGACTCTTCGTTCCGCTTATGGAATTCACGTTCAAGATCTTTGTACCTCTTCTCGTAATCGTGCTTGGGTTTTTCTTCAACTTCAGCCTCTACCTCCGCAACCTCGTAATCGGAGTCAGACGGCCCTTCTTCAGCAACTGGTTCTTCAACCTCGATAGTCTCCTGCTCATCCTCTTCCTCAACCTTTTCAGGTTCAGGCTCAGGGTCAGGTGTAACTTCTGCAGTAGCTTTGCCAGCTTGTTCCCAAATTTCATCATCGGTAAGTTCTGGAGTGCCAGTTACTTGGTCTTCACTCACCTCATTTGGTTGTTCGCTCAATCAATAGGTCCGATAGTGTTATTTCACAGCCAATTCAGGGTAACTTAGTAGTTCCTTCATGACTTCTATTCGCCCAACCAACCGGTTGTGCTTTGCTGCCGATTTATCATCGACAATTAAATTTTGCGACAAGATCTCTTGTTCTTGTCTTATCAATTCCTTTACGGCATCTTCTAGAGTTTTCCAACCTCTATCGTTTAGAAGACGATAAACGGCTTGAGGATCACCGTGCCTCTGGATCAGTTCTCTGTTGATCAATTAAGTTTCGTCCAGTGGGTCCACCAGCAAGTTCTTCGTTGCTCCCTTCAGCCATTTCCGAAGCCTGCCTGCGGAGTCCTGCAACCTGTTGTTGATTCATCGCTGACTGCTGTGCAGCCTGCATCGCTTGTTGTTGTGCTTGTTGAGCCGCCATAGCTTGTTGCTGTTGCAACATCTGTTGCTGTTTCTGTTGCTCAATTGCCTTCATCTCCTTCTCTTCATTTAGAAGAGCGGAGAATGAATAGTAGTCTGGTATTGGGTTATTAAGGACTTGGCCTTTATTCATCAAGATTTGACGTTCCGCAATCTGTGACTGCCTTATGTCCTCAGATGTTGCTTTCTTCTCATCAAGTAGTGCCTTGTTCCGTTCAAACTGAGACCGCAACCCAAGTTCCGTCTGCAATGCCTTGAGCTTTAATTCCTCTGCTTGAGTAGCCTGTTGGGCTTGCTGTTGCTGGGCTTGCTGTTGTTCCATCTGGACTTGTTCTTCTGTCTTGAGAACTTTCTCTGGGTCCAGATTAAACGCGCGGACTAATGGCTGAGTAAACGATTCAAAGTTGATGTAGTTCTGTAACTGAGGAAGATTTCCGATCACTTGGAGGAAGTTCAGCAACTGAGAGTTGTGAATTTCTTTAGCCACATATTGTGTCCACCCAGTCGATAAAGATTCGTAGTCTCCCTTAATTCCGTTCTCATCTGAATCTACCATCAGCCAGTGGTACATACCGGATATGCATGAGGTCAGCATGTCGCTGATACTCCGCACCACATCTGCAGTCTGCTTATTCGCATTACTGTTCAGAATCGACATTCCAGTGGCAGTCCTTGTTTGACTCGGACTCTGGTCTCCGTAACCGATTGCGGTCTGACCTGAATCTAGATCTGCTTCTCTCTCAAGCATCTGAATCATCGATCCCAGACCATTGGTGACATCAGGAATGATCACACTGGAAAACGCATCGGTGACCGCATTGCCTGCACGAATCTTAAACTGTTTGCCAGGATAGATTGTTTCTGTATCCGTTCCTGGCTCTAGGGCCGAAGGATTGACTACAGTCATTGGAGTCGCAGACAGGGTCTTGCCTTCTACCATCATGGCGTAGGCGAAGTTCGTCAGGGCTTGCACATCTCTGATTGCATAGTAGATCCCATCACCCCAGAAGGTTTCCGGTCTACGTTGCCACCTACTGACTGCGAAAGGCTTCTTTCCGTCAAAAGGATTGGCTGCAAGCTTGATCACCTTCTCGCCAATGAGCCAAACGCATACATCCATATACCCTTGAGCATTCTCAGGCATATCGATGTGTCCCTTTAGATCATCAACATTCAGCTTTCCCCAGAACTCCAGTACCTCAAATTCCTTTACCTCATCGCCATGATATTCATCATCTTTGACTGGGTGACTGGAATCAGTGCCAACCGAGTTATAGTCTCCACCTTTTTCCAGACATTCATTAATAACCTCTGGCAGGAAGCCGTCTTCCTCAGACAGATCCAGAAGATCATTGCGGCTCATATAGCTCCGCTGAATGATGTACTCCGCATCCTCCACTGAGGTTGATTCTGGCGAAGGAAATAAATTCCAAGGACTTACATAACTAGTCGTTGGCACTAACTCACTCTCTATCTGGGATTCAACGGAAAACATTCCGTCTGATCCCATCGCATTCTTGTAAACAGGAAAGTTGAGGTTCTTCAGTACTGGTGACTTGACACACCCTGTTCCGTAGAGACAAAGGTCAAACATCGAGTCCAGCATCGCATTGAGAAATCCAGTCTTGTCTAGGATATCCCTGATGCGGTTCTCCATACCCAATGCTCTCTGGGCAAGGATATCTTCTAGGTCTGCTGGAGGTAGGTCTCTGGGTACATCTTGTGGGTAGAACCGAGGCTTCCGAGAAGGAGTGATGGAGAAAGGTATTCGTCCATCATCAAATAACAATGCTCCAAGTTTAACTCTTGCGGAGTTAACTTTTCGCCTTGTCAGGTTGACGAAGATACCGCGCTCATTCGCAAGTTCCGTAGCTTTGTGGATTCTGGATGGATACTCTGCTCTGTAGGCAGAGTAAGCCTCATCCCAGACTTCTTCGTAGGGCTGACGATACTGCTTGGCGTTCTCGTAGAGTTCCTGAATCGCTTTGCCAACATCATCAATGTCAGCAACAGTGACCTGGACCTCTACTTCTACCTCTTCGTCTTCTACTTCTTCAGAAACTTCTTCTAGCTCTTCAGCCATTAATTATTTATTCCGATTGAAAGTTCCCTTTCGCGCGTATTTAGTTTTCCAACTTCCACCCACTGTTGGGCTTAAATTAAAAGTTTTCACAATCTCTCTTTGCTGTTTTTGTAATTTTTTAAATTCAGGAGTGTTACCTTCCCCATTTGCCTTCATGCGTTTTATTTTTCTTTCTAAAAAAGAAGCCTGTTGAATTGGTGTTCTTCCACCTACCCCTTTTTTCTTGCCAAACGCATCTCTAGTTTGACTTGCTTCTCTCTTTGTCTGTTTAGGAGGAGCCTTTCTGAGTTCTGTTTTCTTCCCTCTCATGTCATTAGTTCATGATGTCAAAGACTTTAGTGTCTTTAGGTTTTTTCTTTTTGTTTCTGAGCTTTTCAAGCCTCAAGAGGTCTTTCTCTCTTTGAGTTAGCTTTTTCTTTATCTTGGATAAAGCGCTGGAGGGTTTTTTATTCATCAGAGAATATCGAAGACTTTAGTGTCTTTAGGCTTCACCTTCTGTTTCATCAAAGACTTCTTCGGCTTGGTCTGTACCTCTTTGATCTTTGCTGATCTAGAGAATCCTCTGGGACCACCACCGAGTTCGTCTAGGATTTCTCCTACCTTACTCTTTGGAAGCTTCTTCTTTAGGTACTTCACTCTTCGCCTCTTTCTTTGCTGGTTTCTTTACTTCCTGCTTCTCCGCTACTGGTGCAGGGTTCTTAGGTAAAAAGGTTTTTCCGGTTGCAATAGTCACTTCTTGCTCCTGTTTTTGGATTTACTAATGACCCTCAAGTTTTTCTTGGAGTTGTTTCTGGGATTCCCATCTCGATGATCGACATCTTTCCCATCACCTTTTTTGACACGCCCACTCTTTGTGAGGGATCTTCTGGCTTTGTTTCTCGATGCACGTTCAGTTTTAGCCTTCTTTGAGGCGTGATCCCTCGCATATTCCTTTTTGTAGTCACGTTTTTTCGTGCTTTTTGAGTGCATCTACAAAATTGATAAGGCTGTTGTTTATGGACTCTAGGAAGTAGGAAATCCGCTGTAACTGGGCTTCCACTTCATCAAATTGAGGCCCAAGGTTGATATCAACGATGAATGCCTCTTCATCTTCATCTCTTTCGTCTTCCATAACTTTCTTTTCGTACTGGGGCGGCGAAAGAAGGAATAAAACCACCCCAGTTAGCGAGGAGAATCGCCTGAATTAGGCAATATCTTCTAAAGTTATGCAAGCAATAACTTGTTTTTAAGGCGTAAAGTCTTAATATTTAGTCTTTTAAGGACTAAATTGGAGGCAAGATGCCTAAAGCAGTAGTCAGAATTGAGAAATTTTGTTCCAACGAGAAGTGCAAGAAGTTATTCGTTGACCAGTGGGGTACTCAGAAGTTCTGCACACAGAAGTGCCGCGAAAAACATCGCTGGAACCAAAGGTCTAAGCGGCAGGATAAACGAGGAGGATATAACCGAAGGATATACATTACCCTCTGGATGAAGGCAATGGGGCTAGAGGCAGACTCAGTGCCATGTCACTACTGCGAAACCAGTGTATCTCTAGATGACTTCGTTATAGACCACAAGGTTCCAAGTTCTGAACTCAAAACCAGAGAAGCAAAACAGGAAATAGAAAATCTTGTCATCTCTTGTAAGTCCTGCAACGCCCAGAAAGGTGTCTTACCCTATGATATGTTCTATACTTGGAAACAATCCCAAGTCAAACCCCAGGAGCCTGATACACCGAATACCGCTTCTTAGATTCCACATGCATCTGGTCCTTCCATCCTGTCCTACCTGGATACAGTTTTGATGCAAATGCCGCAATCGCTAAACTCATAACGCAGTCATCGTGGCTCCCTACTGCCGCGCTCATCGAGCCGTTGCTTTGAAACACAAAACTCGCCATTTCATCCAGTACAGTCTTACTGTGGACTCCAATTTCACGCTCCCTCACTAGTTCACGCAGATTATCTATAATCACAGGCTTCGTTTTTAACGTAGTCTTGAACCCAAGCTTCCTCGTAGCGCGGTTACTCCGTTCATCCAGAATCTTGTCATAGTACAGATTCGGATACTGGTGGATCTCCTGCAGAAACTTCAAAGTCACCAAGCCATGATTATTGGATTCCGTAGCCACCAAAGCCTGGTTATACCAACGGCCCAGACTTACCAGTTTCCATGCAAGCAGATCAGGGTCTATCCTTGTCCGCAAGATCGCCTGCTCCTCATAGGTCAATGCATCCAAGACCACTGCAACGCTCCAGTCTGTGTCCCTTGTTCCGATCTCGATGCCCTCTGAAACGTCACACCCTATACGATACTCCCTATCCGTCTGCGGAGGGGTCCACACAATCAACTCACCCTCATCTTCCGCGCGTTCCAAATAGTACCGATTTACTCCGGTATCCTTCTTCTGTTTAACAGGAATGTTAAACAAAGAAGGTGGTGTCTCCCTTACTCGCCTCTCCGAATCCAACTGCATTGCATGTAACGCCTTCTTATCAAATACACTTCTTCCAGTAGTAAGAAACGCCTCCGAGGCATTACAAGGATACTCCTGTCTGAATAACTCTATATCCCCATTACACTGGACATCAATTGTCTGTCTACGCCACTTCAGAGTCTCTAAGTCAATCTGGAATCTAAGTGTCTCTTCCAAAGTCTCATACTCAGCATAGTGACCCAAGAGTTTCTTCTCCTCTTCGCCACCATAAGTAGGATCTTGACCAAGGCTATCCTTAAACGTCTGTTTCTCTCGCTCATCCTTAAAAGGAAGTCGGTACTCCGAAAATACAAAATATGGAATAAATACCGCAGCCCACCCTGAAGCCGGATTTTCCTCAGCATCCTTCCACCTCTCGTAGAAAATACCGCCCACTCCATTTGCTGTAGACTCCAAGAAAGCCTCCGTCTGGTAACCCTGTACCACTGTGTTAAGTACCCCAAGCAAGTACTCGTTACCACTCTCACCCCAGAATGCCACCTCTGAACAATGGAGGAGGTCCACCTTACTACCCCTGACCTCCTTCCCACCCACTGTGGCGAGGCTATAGCTCGATCCCAGTTCTGACCAGACCAGTTCGTTCTTCCCTGAATACTTGACCGCAGGCTTGATTTCGGTTGGTAGGTTCTCCTCAAATCTTCGCGCCATATTAAACATCGAATTCGTAGCACTGCGAGAATGTGTGACAATCTGAACATTACGATTCGTTCTAGTTGCCGCCTTCGCAAAATAACGTCCTTGAACATATGTACTCATCCCAAGCCGTCTGGCTTTTAATACAATGATTCTTACCATGTCCTGCTCCTCCAACTGCTTCTCTGCAACTGCATGAACAATCTTCTGAGCAGGGTTCAACTCAAAAGGGACCATCAGTCCGGTCCCAAATTCCTCTACCTTTAATCCAACATTGAAGTAGGCAATCGGATCAGAATAGATCCGATTAACCAACTCTCTTAATTTATCTGACTGCAACGTAAAAATTGTGTTTATCGATGGTTGCTACCTTACGCATACTACTCAGCCAGTAAGGCTTCCTGTTCTTTAACTCAAAATGATCCGCTCCATCTGCATAGTCTATCGTACCCTCAAGTACATGAATCGATACCTCTACCGCCTTCCTCCAGGAAGCGCGGTCAGAGATCACTTCAGGCTTTCCGTCACAGTAAAAACTGAACGCACACTTGTTCCGCAAAGGATGCCCATTCCTCCCCTTACGGCCCTGTGTTACCACCTCCTCCACTGTATTCGGAAAACGCCCACTCTCTACCCTGTTCTTCACTACTGAAGCCACTGCTAACTGACCAGCAGTCGGCTCACTCCTCGCCTCAAAATAAACTGCTGTACTCATCCAAAGCACATCTTCAGTCAACTCCTCTATTTTTGCTTTATCTGCACCGGAAAAGGTGAAGATAAGGGGCAAGATGATAAATTTCACCATGCAACCTCCCTGATTAAATTAATTTACGAAGTTCCTGACCCTGGTTAGAGCCAGTTCATTGACACAAGAATGGCAAACAGGAAAAGTACTAAACCCTTCCTGTTCGTAATGGGGAAATAAATAGTCTGCAGTTAAACTACACAAACTACATTCGGTGCTTTTCTTCAGGCTCAGAAGCACCTTCGGTGGCTTCAGCCTGTTCCTCAACCTCATATAAGTCTACTGCTTTGACCCAAGGAAACCCTGCACAATTCGCAACCTGTACCATGAAATCCTCTAGGTCTGATATGTCCAAGATTGGATTTTGTATCGTACATGTCGATACCGATTTGCCTGCCTCAAAACGAAACTCCCATCTCTGCATTGGTGAATCCATCCGTATTCCTGTTGATCGTTGATATGCTAGTCTATGATCTCTTTGTTTTTGTGACTCTCTTTCCATTTCTCTTAGCCATCGTCTTTACGTTGGTGGGCCGCCCTCCCACTCCCTGAGCCACAGATCTCTTACGTTTGACCGCGCTCCTCTTCTGGGAGTCTGACATCCTCGCTGCTTTACTAGACGGCACACACTTCGGATAACCCTTACTCGATGTACTCGCCTTCTTTCGTCCGCACTTAGGATGACCACCTCCTTTCTTCTTGCGGCTGATGTCTACCCAGCCCTCTTTAAACCATTTATCTAATCCACCCTTATTTGCCATGGGTCCGTTCCTGATAAACGTCTTCACTCAGTTCGTTCAACCTTGTCACCAACATCTCTATATGCTGTAACTCCTGCTCTAAACGAACCTTTGCGTGATGCAACGAAGCCTGAAGCTGAGTTGCAGTCTTCCTCATCTTATTAACATTACTGGGATCATCTGATAACGATCCCTCCTCTACATCATACACTCGTTATCTGTCCACCCCTTAAACGGATAAGCCTCTGCTCTTCACAGCCGCATGGAGACTCCTCAGTGCATTCACATGGATCACAACTGCACTCCAAACACCTACACTCAGGGTTGCTACACTCCATAACTACTTCTTCCGCATCTTCTTCAGATCTGCACCAGTGATCTTCTTCCTCGGAGGGGCTACTGCAGCCAACTTCTTCTGCTTCTTGCTGTATTTACTATGTGGCATTACTTCTTCTTCGTTGAGGTTTTCTTTCGCCAGGTTCCACCCATCGCCTTATAACGCTTTGCCGCATACCCATTTGCATAAGCACTCGGATATACCTTGAACTTACGCTTCGCCTCAGCCTTAGCCTTAGACCACAACGATGGGTTGTTCGGTACGTTCTTACTCATTATCTACAATTCCATGCCCTCAGACTCTTGTTGATCCTACTATTCGGATCACGCGCCGTCTTAGCACTAGTCAGTTTTTTCTTCATACCCTTCATCCGCGCACAAAAGGATTTCTTCCTTTTGGCTGCGGACTTGGTTTTAGGTTTCGGAGCCGGTGGCTTCAAGTTGCCACCAGTAGACTTGTTATAAGAAGCCCTGCCCTTAGCGTTCAGGCCGCCCTTCTTGGACTTGCCCTCCTTCCGCTGCCACGCAGGGGTTTTTTTCGTGGTCACTTCTTCTTCTTCTTCTTAACAGGCTTCTTCATCATCTTCTTGCCGTACATCATATCGAGTCCTTCATGTCAATAGGTTCACCTAATTCAACAGGATTGCACTCAAGTACATATCCCACTAACTCCTCCTTTAACGTAGGGTCACCTTGAAGTTCTCGCAATAAATAATCTTCAGGGTCAATCTCTCGCCTTAACTTATCAACTACACAATCACACCAGACGGCTGCCGCAACAGGCGGCAAGCCGGATGTCTTTAATGCACTAGTATAACAACCATGCCACTTCATACGGATATCCTCCGTACTGTATGTCCTGTTATCTCCATATGCCGGTTGACCACAACTGTAAAACACCATCGTCAACGCTACAGCTAATATCCTCATTTTATCCCTTTCCCTGTACACACAATCGTGTACACCTCTCTACACTATATAGTGTTAGTGTATAGTACTGACTGTTCGCCACTTGGGGTGGCTCACAGTCCTTCGTCCCTTTTATACCAATACGGATTATAATAGTCAAGTAGTCCTCAAAAATTCGTATTGATAAACTTATACTCCACCTTCTTAGTCTCCTTCGGCTTATTCATCTCCCTGTGGTATAATATACTTACCAGTATTAAAACCATTAAGGATAAAAACAGTATCGTCTTCAGTAAATCCATCATAGGTGCAACGGAACTTCCTTATCCAACGTCAACGGCCTCTCTCTCACCAACTTCGCCTTATGGACCATGTCCGTCACCTTTGCATACCCTGCAAGGTCCACCAGGTTATCCCTCTTGTGACGATGCATCTCCCTCACTAACTTCAATCCGCACATCATCAACGCTACCTTCTCCGGTGGGATTGGGGCTATGTCCAGTATCAAGCCCCACATCTTGCCTATCCGTAGGCAGTTGTCATAGGGGTGGTCATACGCCCATTGGCGGTCTCCGTCTACTAGGCGGTCTGCTTCCTGTAATATCGTTTCTGTCATATGTGTGGCTCCATATTGCCGTGGGTCTGGTGTATCTCTTGTCCGTCTGTGTAACACCTGTTGTGCATGATCCTCTCTGAACCGCGCTTTAGGCGGTAAATCTCTAAACTGAACCTTACTATGACTAGAAGAGTGACCAGTAAGAGAGTAAGCAT